TGGCGGTGCTGGTGTTTCGGATATGCTTATTCTTGATACTGACCATCTGTTCCTTTGCACTTTGAAGCCAACTGAATACTTTGAAGGTGGCATTAACGCTGATGTTTTCGGACACGGCAAGTTAGGACACCGTGGCCTTTACCGTACTGTTGCTGAGACTGTTTGCACCTACTTCCGAGGACAAGGTAAAATCCTTGACCTCCAATGAGGTGTTTTAAATGACTTCAACATTTACATTGTTAGCAGACCATTTAGGTTTTACCGGCCCAAAGGTTATGGGACACGAGTATTATGTGGATGCCGCAGTTAATTGCACTTCCTATCGTGGTACTTTAACTTTAACAGGAACCTTTGTTGCCGCAGATAATACCTTTACTTTAACTATTGCTGATGCCGCAGACTTTAGCCGTTTGGCTGTTGGTCAATCCTACGCAATTACTGATTCCGTGGGAACTACCAACGATGCTACTGTTTCGATTGTCGCATTGAGTGGTTCGGGAGGAGTAGGTTCGGTTATTACCCTTAGTGCTGTTGCTGGTAATGAAACGGGTGATGCTATTACGCTAACTCCGGCAGAAGAATATCTTTTGGCTAGCGATTTTGGTCTTAAGAAAATTACTACGGTTTTCGTAACAGGTCATGAAGATGGAACAAACAGATACACGGTTAAAACTAGTGATGCAGGAGCATATGCTAATGCTAAATTTGTAGAACTAGAAATTCGTGTTGGTTCAACCGGAACCGAATTATCAGCCGCCGCATCAACTGGCGACTGTGTTCGTTTGCGAGTGTTTGGTCAACTTTGAGGTGAAGTAAATGAGAATTAAGAATATTACAGGCGGGACTAAGGTTATTTTTGGAAGAGCGTATTTGGGTAATTACGAATACGATGTTTCGGAAGACCTGCGAGATATTTTTATTAGAAATGGATTTGAGATTTTGGGAGAGGAGGTGGCTGAAACCCCCGTTGAGGAAACCTTAGAAGAATCAACGGAGGTTGATGAAGTCGCACCTCTACCCGATTTCTCCTCCATGACTAAGAGAGAACTACAAGCCTATTTAACTGAACAAGGTGTTTCGTTTGAACTACGAAATACCAAGGCTCAACTGCTTTCACTTTGTTTAAGTGAAAGTGAAGAAGAGTAAGTTTTATAACGTAGTCCGCCTTGCTTTAATTTAAGAGGGAATACTATGCCTATGAATTCAACGAAAATTACTGCGAACACCCAGTTATCATCTATCGGTGGAACTTTTGACGGAATACTTTATTTTAATGGGGGAACAGCATCTACCATTAGCGTTTTTGATAACAATAATGCCGATGTTATTGTACCATTTAATTATAACAACGACCCTACTATTACTGCTGGTCCAACTGCTGGACTGGTTGCTGGTATGTTGGTCTTTGGTGATGGTATTCCGGAGGGGGCCACAGTTGAATCTATCTCGGGTCCTACTGAATTTGAATTAAGTGCTTCTACCACGGGTGGTTCTAAAACTGGCTCGGCATTGACATTTGTTTCTGCGGAAAACCCAATTGCTAAGTTTTTACTAAGCGCAAGCACTAGCAATGATGTTAGAGGATTGGGAATTATTTGTCGCAACGGAATTAAAATTGTTGCTAGTAATTTTACAAGTATTGAACTTTTTGCCCTCACCAACTAAGGGGGTTAAAGGATGACTAGAGTTCCAAACATTCGTGGATACGAGGGTTTCGCTGAGGGTGTCAATTGGACTAAAAAACTCTCTTTAGAAACCTTTATTGCTTACATCAATTCGGACCCAAGTTCTTCTCTTGATAGATTGTTTCCGAGATGGCTTGGTAGAAACCATTCTAATTTTACCGGTTATTCCGATGAAAGGTTTGATGCTATTAACACCGAAGGTTTTGAGGAGTTATTAGAATTAAATTTAAGAGACGATAGGTTCATACCTATTAAAAATAGACTAATGGATGACGAAGTATACGAAGAAGGTATTCCGTCCCTATTTGATTTTGAATGGGGCTTTACACTAGGTATGTTATTGGATGGTAAAGCCAATAACTTTTCCTTGGATATGGAAGACAGCGATGAAAATAAAGCCTTAATTGGTGAATTAGTAGGCGAAAGTTTGCTAAGGGGGGAGAAAGGGAATTCCTATATTGATAGATTAGTTATTCAATTTATAGAAGACGCTGTTCCTCAGGGTGGAAAAATCATCACCTCGGCAAAAGACATAACAACGATTCGTAATGTTCTCAAGGACGCTAATACCATAAGAGGTTTAGAAAGCGTTGTTAGTGGCTACATCAATGCCTTAAAAGAGGGTTTTACTATTATGTCGGGAGAAGTCGGTGAAGCCTATCTTCCCGGCGGAAAGGGAGAAAGAAATATTCCCCTAAAAGAATTTTTAGCAGGTTTTTATGCCAAGGGAGACGGTTATATTACACAGGACTCCGGCGGTGTTGGTCCACTATTATTGAAAAGGTATAGGGATAGAGGGTCTGCTGATAACCCGTATTATACGAAGGACGGGAATGAACCAAAAAAGGTTAAACCTAGAGAAATGTCCATAGATGATTATTCGGATTATTTAGTCGGGTTGCCTAAAGTAAAACTAATAAACCAACTAAATAGAACGGTTAAAAAAATTTTAGAGGACAGACTAAATAGTATCGTTCAATATAATGCTTCTTTTTTAAACACGGTTTTTGCAAAAGTAGATGCACAAATTAATAATTCAATGGTAACCGCTCCCACCCCTAACCAACCAGCCGGACAACAATACCGAAGAGGTCAAGTAGGGCAATATTCTAAACTAATTGACGATGATGTTCTCGTTGATTGGTTTATACGTAATGAACCCCAAGAAATTCAACGATTCGAGAATTTTTTGGCAGGGATTCAAAAAGACTACTATTACGAAAACAATGATTGGAATCCTCTTGAAATTGCGGGAATTAAGGGCAGTTCAAGCGAACTTAGAAGAAAGGAAGACTCTAAATCTAAAAACTTTATTCCCAACCCCGAAGCGGGCGTTCAAAATATGACCGTCATAGATTCTATTAGTGATGCAATAAGTGATAGAGATGCTTTTGAAGAACAAGGTGGGCTTGAAAAAATTGAAACCTTTTTTGAACAGGGAGGGTTTATGGACGAATTGGCTGAATTTTTTAACGGACTAGATGACAAGGCTAAAGAAAACGAAAACCTTTATTCCGTAGCCGACGACGAGCGTTTCTTCCCCGACTTGTCTACCCTTAGTGAAACAGAAAGGATGGATAACTTAATTGATAGGGGAGATAGCGAGGAGATTGAAACGCTCTTACAGGACGCAATAGAACAACTAAATAGGGTGAAGGTGGGACAACCGGGAGAAAGCCCCGAAGGTGATACCTTACTAGTTTCCGAGGACGAATATGAAGAGGTGCAAGGTTTTACACGAGATATCCGAAAGGTTAGAAGAACCATTAGAGCCGTCCCCCGTACAAACATCAATTCATACAATACAGAATTAGTAAGAGTTTTAAATGAGTTGGGTAAAAACGAAGAGGCAGACAAAGTTAAAGATATGGATTTAAATGACATCACCGAAAATACTTTTAATTCTCTAACTGGTATGGAATCCTCGGAAGGTGGTAGATTTATAGAATTTATTAGGGACCAATATTTAGAAGGAAGTAGGGGCCTAGAGCAAAGAAAAAAATTGGCTAAACTTCTTCTGTCTCCAATTTTATATAACGATAGTTCAATTAACACTATTGGGGAAAACCAAGTTAACACCACACCTGCTAGTATTTTATACGCAGGAAAATTGGTAATAGAACACGAACATGATGAAACCGGATTAACTAGTAAGTTTTCATTTAATGGAAAAAAGCAAATTAAGCCGCAGATAGGAACACAGGCCACCAACTTTAGTATAAGACAAGGAGCAACCCGTATGGGGGAGATGGGCTTTTTACCAACCGGTGATAAACTCATTGGTAAGTTTGAAACAGCGTTTAATAAAGACAGGGACAACTACAAGAACGCTATATTTAAAAAGTTAATAAAAGTAAAAGCAATTATGGGGGAGCAATAAAATGGTTAAAGTTATTGTTCCGTCTGACCCTACACTAAACGTGATTAATTATTCTGCGGGAAGTGGTGCTTATACAACAGCCGTTAAGGTTGCCGCCTTATTGGGTGTTGCTGATTTCGTTTCATTTAGTGTAACGGGGGCTACTTCTCCTACACTAGAAGAAGTCGGGGACTTAATTCGTAGGGCAGAAGACTACATAGATGAGTTTACTAATGAGTCTTGGAGAGAAAATCTCGCTGAAAATGAGTTTCACGACTTTGATTTTTTTGATAAATATGTTTATTTTTACGAAGACTACGCAGGTAAGGTTCGCACAGAACATGAGAATATTAGAAAGGTAATTAGGATTGCTTTTTGGGACGGAGCCTCATATAGAGATGTGGCCTCCGCTACCACTTCTATTTCTATTACGGATTTTTCTAACATCACATCTATCACTTTGGGAGCCGGGTCTTTGCATTGGGATTTGTTTGCCGCTACAAACGCACACGATGATAAGTTCAATAAATCATTCGGAACTAGAACTACTGCGCTTGAGTTGGCTTATTTAATCAATGAGCAACCACCGACACTAACTGCTTCTTTTACGGGGGCTTCTGCTAACAAGTCATTGAAGGACTCCTCAAATACTTACAACATTTCCGACTTTTTCTATGCGAGTGTTGAAGAAGACGAGACAATTACAATCGTTTCTTTGTTGCCGGGTTCGGATGGCTCAACCTGCACTATTACCGCCGCTGGTTCGGGAATAACTGTTTCTAGTTTTACGGACAAGGAACAATACGACAGAAACCAAAATTGGTGGGACATTAAGGATTCGGGGGATATTTTCTTCCGGGCAGATTACCCCCTCCACACCAAACATTCTATAAAATTAACTTACACCTATGGTAATCATAGAGTTCCCGCCATTATTGAGGAGGCGGCTACAAAACTCGTGGCTTGCGAATTGTTGGCTAGTGATGATTCATATGTTCTTGTGGGGGACGACTCTACGGGAATTGATATTAAAACAAAATACGATTCTTATAAGCAGGATATTGATAAAATTCTTAGGATGAAGAAAAGAATTAATTATTACTTGGATAACGATTGAGGGGATATTATGGACATTTGGTGGGATATTATTCAAAAGAAAAGTAAGGCCCGTCGTAAGAAGGGTTCTAAAAAGGCTAAGAAAAAGACAAGGCGTAAGGGTAAATCTACCGGAAAGAAAGACGCTTGTTATTATAAGGTTCGCTCAAGGTATAAAAAATGGCCTTCCGCATATGCTTCGGGCGCACTTGTTCGTTGTAGGAAGGTAGGAGCCGCTAATTGGGGCAATAAATCAAAAAAGAAGTGATAATGTGAATTGGGAAATTATTTTAAAAGAACTAGCCTGCCCGAGAGCAACACAGGATTTAAAACTAAATACTAAAAATCGTGATGCTTCTATTAAAGCAGAACACATCCAATACGGACCACTTAATTTAGAAGACAAGGGTTATTGGGTTAAAGCCGCAGACCATTGGAACACTTCTGTTGAGGTCGCAAAAAAATCTAATTGTAGTAATTGTGTAGCGTTTGATATTTCACCACGCATGGAAAAGTGTATGCCCCTAGAGGGTGATTTAGGTTATTGTTGGATGCATCACTTTAAATGCCACAAGGATAGAACTTGTTATACTTGGGCGGCTGGTGGTCCCATTGATGATGATAAAACTTCAAAAGGAAATCAAATGAGAATGGAGGGTAAAAAATGAATTGGAAAGATATTTTAAAGGGTCATTGTGGAACAGAAAAAGAAGACATGGATAAGGAACTTATCGGTGGGCAGAAAGAATTAGATGTTAACAACAACGGTAGAATTGATGCCGAGGATTTTGACGAACTCCGAGATGAGAAGAAAGAAGACGTTGAAGCAATTATTATTCGCACCCTCAAAGATGAAGGAGGGGCTTCCGGTTTAGAACCACTAGAGAAGACTACTAAACTTTCAAAGAAAGAACTCAAAAAGAAACTCAAGGAAATGAAGAAGGTTTCCCTGCATAAGAACGGTGATTACATTTTGCTTGAAGGTTTGCCTAAAGCAAGAGGGGCTTTCACGGACAGGGATTAGATGGTCAAGAGGCGTAATCGGGTTAGGCGTAGGAAGGGAGAACCAAGTCAAAAGAGTGAGAAAGTTAGACCGAACAAACCCCATTACAAAAGAAAGGAGAGATAATTGTGTGGAAAAAAATATTAAAATTTGAAATTAGAAACTTTAATGATGCGAGAAGGGCAGGTAAAGAATATGCCCTTGAGGACTATTATGAGACTATGGTATTGTCGGAGGAAGAATATCAAAATTTATCTAACAGAAAAAAGCAAAATCTACACCAAAAGTTAGAAAATCAATTAAAAATCTACGGAAAAAATTCGTGGGCAGAAGAAAGAAAAAAATTTCATGGCGTGATGAGAATGCGAGTGCAGTATGGGAAAGAAACAACAATGCTCCCTACTGAGGATTACAAAGCACAAAAAAGAAGACCAAACAGACCAAAAGAAGAAATAGAAGCAGAAAGACAAGGAAGGGAACAAAGGAGGCAAGAAAGAGAACAAAGAAAAACTACACCTAAACCTCCTTCTGCACTACAATTGCGAAATCAACGGAGAGAAAGAGGTAAAACTACAAGCCCAATGATTTTAGATTACTTTAAAATGTGGAAAAATATGTATAACAGACTTCCTACCCTTACAGAAATTACTAACGCCGAGGGCAGACCCCTAACCATAGATGAAGAAACAACGTTTGGTGAACAATACGCTAGAGAAACACAGGAATGATAATCATGCCCATTACAGAAAAGAACGGCAAGTGGTATTGGGGAGAACAAGGTCCCTATGATACCAAAGAAGCGGCCCAACGGGTTGCTACTGCCGCCTATTTGAGTGGGTATAAAAAGAAAACTGGTGTGATGCCTAAAAAGAAACCTTACAGGGGTAAGTATATCAAGGATGGAAAAATTATTCGTAGGTCGGAGGATGAATTTCAAGAAGGGGGTTGGGGTCAACTTCTCAAAAAGAAAAAACGTAAAAAGTCGGGAGATAACTTCAAGCGTGAAAAAGACGAAGGACTCCACGGCTGGTTCTCTCGTAGGGGAGGAAAGGAAGGCAAAGGAAAGAAAACTCAAGGTGGGTGGATTGATTGTTCAACCTGTGGGAGTAAAAACGGACCAAAACCCTGCGGAAGAAAAGATGCCTCCAAGGGTAGAAAGAGAAGATGCCGCCCTACTTGTGCGGCTTGTAAAACTTACAAAAGAAGGAGAGGGAAGCGATGAGTTGGGAAAATATACTACATAAGGGAATGTCTAAAAGAAGTAGAGAGTCATTTAACCGAGAGGTTATAGAAATTTTATCCAAAGAAAATAACCTACCTGCTGGGATTATTTATGACCGCTTATCTAAAAGGTATAGAAATCAAATAATTCCGAGAGCGATTGGTGGGTATTTAAAAAGAGTTCCGGGTGTCTCCTATACGGCAGGTAGAGATGCCGTTTATACTCTTAACTAGAAAAACTTAATAAGAAGAAAGTAATAAGGTGATAACATGAGCGATTGGTGGGGCGTAATCAAGGAGCCTAAAAAAATTCCTCGTGCTAGGCTTTTTGGTAAAAAGTTTAAGGCTGGTAAACCACTTACTCGTGAAATGGAAGAAGACATTGATGTTGTCGTAGAGCAGGAGGAAAGGGACTTCAATACAAAAACCAAACCAAAACCAAAGTCAAAATTTTTAGGAGGCGGACTTATTAGAGATGGTAAAACCGTTAGACGCTACAAAGGGAGAGATTAACTATGTGGCAAGATATTTTAAAGAAGGATTGTGATTGTGGGTGCAACGACTGTGATGATGATGTTTCTAAAGCAAAGAAAAAAAAATCAGAAATTAAAAGGGTTAAAGGAGGAGTTATGTATCGGGGAGAAAAATTTCCCGGTGTGAATAAACCCAAGCGTGCGCCAAAAGGTAGCAAAAAGAAATATCGAGTGCTGGCTCACCAAAATGGAAAATACCGAATAGTGTCCTTTGGAGCAAGAGGCTACAAGGATTTCCTACAGCACAAAAGCAACAAGCGTAGAAAGAATTTTAAATCTCGCCACAATTGCAAGCAGAAGAAAAACAAATTAACTGCTGGGTATTGGGCGTGTAATTACAATTGGTGATAAAATGTGGGAATGGATTTTAAAGAAATTAAAGAAAACTTGTCCTGTTTGTGGGCATGAAAACCACGTACATGCAGACGAGTGCAGTAATTGTGGTGCGGATATTTCCGATGTGAAGTGATAACATGAGTTGGAGAGCCGCTTTACAGTCTGCTGATAACGCCTCGGATGAGGCTATCATGTTGGGACAAATGGCTTTTGTGTTGGAAGTAGTTATTAAGGAATTGAAGAAACCCGAACCGGACATTTCTATGTTGTTAGAAATGGTTGAAGAGAATCTACAAACAACCGTTGAAGAACTCATGGAGGAATTAAAGTGAATTGGTTTCAAGTTCTAAAAAGAAAAACAAAACGCTCCGATTCACGAGCAAATGCTAAATTGGTTAGAGCCGCAGTAAGGCCCATAGTTAATGAGTTCGTAGAAAAAGAGATTATACCTAGAACCAATGAAATTTCTTACAAAGAAATATTACAACTAGTAGAAAAGGAATTTTTGCCTAATCCGGAAATAAGAATGAAAATTAGAACCGTCCCTATATTAAAAAATTTTTCCAGTCAACAAATTTCGTCTCTTTTAAGTAGAAGTGTTGACCAAGTTAGCAGGATGATAACCTATAAATTAGGAAATTCTGGTTACGATTCAAAAAAGGGCGGAGCCTACTACTTTAAGGAGGAATGACCGTGTTTAGAAAAATCATTGAAAAACTTTCTAAAACACAAGAAGAGATGAGCGATATTCTACAAAGGGTGATTTCACAAAATGAGGACATGGAAGACCTCTCGGAGGAATTACTTGGTGAGCGTTTGTCCGATGAAATTATGTCTCAAGTTATTGAACAAGAATTTACAAAGGTTATTAGTGAGCGTATCAAGGAGGCCTTTAATGACTAGTGAGTGGGTTAATATTTTAAAGGGTAAAAGAATGGGCCAGCGGTCTAAGGATGTCATAGAAATGGTTATGGGAGATGGACAGGAAAGAAGCATTATGGGAATTCTAGAAGATGTTTCTTTTTATGTAGAAAATCACCGAATAAAACACTCTCAAAGAGACGTCCCTACAAAAAGAGAACTTATTTCTCACTTTAGAGGCAATCCCGACTACCAAAATTTGGGAGGAAAACCTACCATGTATAGGAGAGTTTAAAATGGATGAAACAACATTTCTAGTTTCCCTCCTAGCGGATAATTGGAATGCCGCCATTACTGCTTTAGGTAGTGAAATACCAGCAGTTCATAGGGTTCGTCCACAGATTATGGATATTCGGTCTATGGCATCAACAAGAAATACTACAAATCCCGGTAGGGGTGGAAACCGTGCTAGAATTTCTCGTGCTAAAGACCAAGATACAAACTCCGATGGGGTTATTGATACAGCAGATTTAATCGTCTGTATGGAAGAAACTCAAAGCATAGAATACCCAACCGTTGATTATTCCGTTAGACACGAAACATATTCAATGGGTATTCGCATCCGAACAAAACAGGACGACAGAAGAACGTCCGATGGAAATAGATTAGCCCCCTCGGGAGATACCTTCGGAAGAGATAGAATAGCAAACCTTTATAAAATAGTTCGCTACATATTAGAGAATAACCGTAGGGGATGGATTCAATCCGGTTCCGTGACGGAGAATTTTAAGCACATTGAAATGGGTTCTAGGATTGAACAGAACGATAAAAAGAGTAGGATTTTTGGATATAAAGTAAGCGTTATGTTAAAACGGTTTTCAGTTAGTTTGTAGGTGAGAAAATGGTTAATTCAGATATTTGGACAGGAAGCGGAGCGACGGTATCAATGATACCCGAAAAAGATATTTACTTGGGGCCTTTCGTTAGTATTGCGGCGGCATCCGATAATCAAAGAGCAATTACTCTCAATGCTACCTTTACAGGTAATTTCTCACTTTTAGCAAATTTATACAGGGGATGCTTTTTGAACATTTATACTGTTTCGGGAAATACTCTCACCGATAGAGTTTTAATTCAAGGGAATGCAGCCACCACTATTACTGTTAATAATTCTCTTTCTATTGCTACTGGGGATTCCGCAGTAGGAGATTCTAGCGCACATTACGGTGTTATTGAAGGGTTTGGCGCACCTGTTCCCGCACCAAAGGGAACGGCGGCTGGAACTGTTTATACACAACAGGCTCTTAGTGTTCAATTTAAATCCGATACAAAAGGGGATTATAACGATGTGGGTATTATTTTCGGAGTTTTAGAAGCCGACGGCGGAACTGAAAGAGATGCTGGTATTTTCTTCACCTCCGATGGTTCATTTGCTAATGCGGCTTCTTTATTGGCACAGACAGAATATGATATTACAGTTGATATTTCCAATGCACAATTGACTACTGCTGAGGAATATATTGATGCCGCCATTTCCGCTATTAACTTAGTAGATACAGATGAAGGGGATGGAGATAGCCTATCCGATTTTACCGCTAGAAGAGATGGTGATAAACTTATTTTAACCAATGTTTATGGTGGGGCTGTTTCTAGAACGCCCGGAACTGATGATGGAGGGGCCGATTCTGCGATTGATTCGTTAGATGAGGCTAACACTTCAACCATTGAATTATCTATTACTACTGCTGGTGCTACAACCGCCACAGGAAACCCAAGACTTCTTTCCGATACTTGGCTTGGTTTAACTACCACCGTTCAAATTCCTAACACCACCGTTACAAAAACACCTATGAATTTGGTTGCCGGTGGAACTAGAAATTATATTTATCAATATGCTGGGATTGAAAGAACCTCAGGCGGTCAAATTACTCTTGATGCTAACTCATTTTGGCCCCTTTACTACGCATTGGGTAGAATTACTAGCATTCAATCTAAGAATGGGGACAATTTAGATACCGCCGCTTCGTCTTCTAGTGTTGCACACTCAAACTTAACTAGGTTTGCATTAACTGGTGGAACGAATACTGGGTTCATTTATTCTGTTGACCAGTTAGACGGTAGTAATGTTTTGCATAGAACCGATGGAACAATTATTTGTCCCCCTTTGCCCGGAACTGCTGTCGTTACAACAACAGACGGTAAATTCCGTCAAATTAACAAAGATGATATTGATAATGATTTCTTTATTTATACCTTTAACGAAGAAAACGGACAAACGCTTCCTACTTTCGCATTAGAATACTCTCTTAAAAAGGCAGACCAAGCCTCTACCGTAGCGGTTGATTCTTCTAAAGAAAACGTATATACTAAAATTTATCCCGGTTCCGCAGTTAATACTCTATCTATTAATGCAGATGCCGTCGGTGGGCCAATTACAATGAATATGTCTTTAAATCACAAGAACACTTTTGTTGCTCCTACGAATTATGAAACGGCTAACAACAAGACTGATGTAAAAAACTTCGTTAACTTTAGGGGTCGCACCGGTCAAACTAGAAGTCTTGCTGAGGACGCAGACGCAGACTATGATGCTTTAATGCAACCGTTCTTTTTCTCGGATGGAACTATTTCTATTTTTGGACAGGACTTCTTGAAAATTGCTTCCTTCGGCCTTGTGATTAATAACAACCTTACAGACCAAGCCTACATCGGAAGGTTTGATAAGAAAAGCACGAACCATATCACGGGTCAGCGAGACTATCAAATGAACTTCACCGCCCATGTTACAGATTCAAAGGTCTTTGATGAATTACAATCCCAAAAAACCACGGCTCTTTCTACCAGCGCAGATGAAGTTATCACCCTCCGATTTACCAAGGACAACGGAGAAGAATTGGTTTTGAAGTTCAAGGATTACGTGGTAAACACGGCTACATTCCCCGTTTCCAATGACCGAGGCCCCATTACGGTTGATTTTAACATTCAACCGCTAACCTTAGTGGAGTGCAAACTCACTTCCTACTGGGCAATCCAAGCATAAGTTTAAAACCCCTCTAACTAGTGGGTTTTATTATAGGAGATAATACTATGGATAAGAAAACTGTTTCAAACAAAAGTTCGCTATTTGCTACCTCGGAACCCACCCTTCATCATGTAAGGGTTGCACCCGGTTCGGATGAATACCTCAAGGTGTGGATTAAGGAACCGACATTCCTTCAATTAGAAAAGGCTCAAGCCAAACTCATTAATTTGAACTCTCGCACCAATGATATTTCCCTTGAGATGGACACCCTGTTTAGGTATCTGTGGGAGGCCTTCGTTGAGAAGACTGAACCCTCCCTTACAACAATTGAGGTCCTGCGACTTAACCCGTATGTGGGCAATCAACTCAAGGAAATTCTTCCCGACCCCTTTAGTTATGCGGGGGACGAGGATTTAAAAGAGAATATTTAAAAGCATTACAAACAGGAAAATGCGATAATTCGATTATCGGTTCAAGGATAAGTTTATATATCCTGACAAAGGAACTTAATATCAGTCCCGCCGAGGCATATCAAATGCCTTATTCTTTGGTGAAGGACTTACTTCTTATTTACAGTATTCAAAAAGAAGAAGAAGCAAAACAAATGGAGAAGGTGAAATCTAATGGCTGATATGGACAGGGTTAAAGAAACGCTAGAAGCGTATTCTAAATCCATGTCGGATTTATCCTTTCAATTAGCAAATTCCGATAGATATGCTGGGACTTTGGTTGAGTCATTGTCAAAACTTTCTACTATCGGAACAAAACAAGGTTCTATTTGGTCTGTTTTCATTAGATTTTTTTCCGGCAATCGCGCTCTTTATGAATTTCAAAACAGACTTAAAAGCATAACACTTGTTGCCAAAACAATGACTAATATTGAAAGAGACAGAATGAAGGCCCTTGAGGAACAAAATAAATTTGCGAAAGAAAATGGACAACTTCTTAATACATTTTTAACTTCATACAAACACATAGAGAAAATTCAGTCTAGTTCAAACCAACTTCTAGCAAAAACTATCTCCTCCCAAGATACAGTTAATAAACTTAGAATTAGAGAAATGGGTTTTTCCGACTATTTAAAGCAAAATAGAAAAGATGCCCTTTTTGGTATAAAAGAACAACTAAGGCTAGAAAGAAGTTTAGTAGACTTAGATAAGTCTAGGGCTAATTTATCCGACAATTCTAAGCGTGTTTTGGGTGATAGGTTCAAAACTGGTTTTTTTGGAGACCCTGAAAAGGAATCTAGAATAATCCAACTTCTAAATATTAGTGAAGAGATTAAAGACTTAGATACAATAATCCCCGAATTAGAGGGAGAAGATAAAGAAAAGGCACAGTCAAGAATGAGGGATATGGGCCTAATGACAAAGGTTCTAACTGAAGAATTGGGCGAAATGGGCATTACTGCACGAAGAGTCGGAGGAACTGGTGGAGGCGGCGTATATAGTTTAGAAGAAACTCCTACCGAGTCTTTCTTTAAAAGGCTTAATAGCGACCCTAGGGGGACAATCAAAAAATTATTTCTTCCGAGTCAAAAACTGTTGGAGTTAATTAAGAACCTCGCTATTTTTACAATTATTAAAAAGAACATACAAATAATTGGTAAAATAGCATTATTAGTTTTACCGTTGTTGGGGCAAGTTGGACTTGCAATTGGTATGATTGGGCTTTTAGTATTTATTTTACATCAATCCGGCTTTATTGAAAGAATGGGGGCATTTTTAAATAACGAAAACTTCCAAAAAATATTAGGGTTTTACTTTAGTATGGTTGTTTTAATTTTTACTGGTATTTTTAATGTAGTAGCAGGCGTGTTGGATATTTTAATTGGGTTATTTTCCGGCGATGGTGGGGAAGTATATGCAGGAATAGAAAGAATAGGTAAAGGACTTGTCCAAATTTTAGTAGGGTTTTTGGGTTCCATAGTATCGGGGGCTATTTTATTGGCGATAGGTGCTGTTATGACGGCCACTAATATAGTTGTAGCCGCCGTTGCGGGGGTTATTACGGCAATTAAAGAAGGAGCGTCCACAGCAACTAAACTTATTCCGGGTGCTGGTTTAATTGCTGGTATTAGTTTAGGTGCTAAATTCGGGGCGGCTGGGTCTGTTGGTGGTCCATTGGGCGCACTTATTGGTGCGGGTGTTGGTTTAGCCGTAGGAACAGGAGCGCACTATTTAGGTAGGGGTGCTATTGAAGGGATTGATGGACTCGCTAGTGGTGGAACTGTTAATCAAGGAGGAATGTTCCTTGTAGGAGAAAGAGGCCCCGAATTAGTCAATCTTCCAGCAGGTTCAGCAGTATTCAACAACTCACAAACTAGAGGAATGGGCAACACAATTAATGTCTCCGTTAATGGACGGGTCGGTGCTTCCGATTCGGAACTTGACGACATAGCAAGAAAAATCGGACAGAAAATCAATTTAGAAATGAACCGATACAACAACGCAGGATATAGGGTGTGATTAGATGAGTAATTTTTCAACGGCAGGTGTTTTAGGAAATGTGGGTTCAGCAGGACACGGCATAGATAGCACGGTGTTTTTAGAGTTCGCTAGTGGAAATAAAAGTGGGGATGCCGCTATCACTAATAGGATTATGATTCGTTGCACAGGAATTAGTATAAATACCAATAAACGTCTTAGTGCTATCCCCATCCCTTTTTCGGGTATTGCAACCGGTCAGGCAAGAAGTTTTGCTATTGATATGGGTATTGCTACTAAATCCGTTAATTTAAACAATTGTGTTATTCACGACCAATTTATTTCAAAGAGATACGACGACGGAGCAGTTATCAATGTAGCCATGACCGCTTTTGAAATTGCTCAATTATTACATTCCTCCGTTGATGGTTCTTTTGCACAACCCGACCAAAACATTAGTCGCTTGGTTATTCTATACCCATCACGCGTAGGGAATGATTATTCTTATCACGCAGGGGTGGATGAAACTACCCCGCATGACCAACTTCCCCTTGTTCCCTTTACTTGGGGGTCTAGAGAAAATGATAAAACTAATACCGTGGGAGGTAAAAACTTTCCCTCCCCTACTTCAACCAGTAGTCTCCATTCTATTGACGGAATAGATGGATATATTGATAACTTTAGCACCAGTTTTGAAGTAGGTGGTGGAGTGACTTGTAATATTCAATTCCAAGAAGCATTCAATGTTTCGTTAACTTGAGGTGAAAACATGAGACTATTTTCAAAGGATAGGAAGTCTTTGCAGTTCCCTGCGAATTGTGATGGGTATTTGCAGGTTCCTTATTCTTCGTCGGCTCAACAACAGGTTGGTATTTTTGGACACTCCGGGAGTTTTACTTTTGAGGTTATTGCTACCCCATATGATGTGAACGGTAATTCTGCTACGACATATAATGGGACTATTAAGTCTCTTGGGCAGGGAGCAAAGGGATTAGATTATTTAGCCGATGCTAGCCGATTAGATGTAGAAATGGTTTTATTTTACAACGCCAATGTTAAGGTTGTTTTGGAAAATACCTCCACCACAACAAAGAACCAACCGGCTGAATACGCAATTAAGTTCTACTTAACTATTGGTTCCACTACTACTACAATCACTTCCCCTACTGTTATTTCTTCTACAATTATTGATGACTCTTCACTAGACCCAACCAATTACAGATATGATAAACACACCCCTACTTTCAAAAATTCAGGTGCGACTGTTAAGGGCGTGACCGTGGGGGCGACAGATTTTGTTACAGTAACGGCTGGACATGAACAACTTTTCTTTATTGGGCAAACGGTTTATAACGAGGCTGGAAATTTAGTTGGAACGGTGTCTAATATTTTATCACCTAGCCCTGATGGTGCAATCGTTTTTAATGACTTCACAAATATCCCCACCGAATCGGGGGGCTTATGGTTTGATTTGAACAAAGACGCACTCTATTTGGATAAAGCCCACCACATAGCAGTTTCATACAACGCCGCTGGCGGTAGGATGAATATTTTTTATGAGGGTAATTTAGTTGCTAGTGGGGTTCACGGTACAGGAGGAAGTTTTAGTATGGCTGGTTCGGATATTAACATCGGTCAGCAATCCGATGGTGCGTCATACGCTGTTAGGAGAAAGAGTCAATTTATGGGAGAACTTCACGAGTTAGTTTTCTTAAATCGCTACAAGGATTCTATCGGTTCAACAGAAACATTGTCTCCTTTCTTTGGAGATGTTTTACTGTATTATGACTTTGAGGAGGCTAACCTAAATGGCTGATAACGATTTATATGTTTTGAACGAGGGAATTACTGTCTCTTTATCGGGAGGTAAAGTTTCTACTCCTGCTATTCCAGCCGCAGGAACATATGCTTTATCTGCTTCTACTAACCCCACCATTATAACAGAAACACCTAATTATTCTACTGCTGATAATTTATCTTTTTATGAAATCTACGAGGGAGATTTTACCTCAGCGTCTTTTGGTGGAACCTCTACCCCCACCCTAACAGAAACAAATCAACAAGAAACTCCCGGTTATAGGGTATTGCTTGATACGGGAAGTTCTTCGGGTATTAGTCTAGGGGCGAATACTTACATTTTAATCTACTCTGATAGTATTTACAAGCACCACTTTGCTAAAATTACAGAGCAGACTCAATATGACGGGCATTTCTATAACATTGATTTTGAACCAAAACTAAAAGAAAATGTTCCCGTGGGTACACAAGTAAAAATATTTACTGGTAGTTCTTCTAGTAGTTTAGTTGCTATCGGGTATGGATTAAAAAACGATACTTCTACCGCAGAAGAAAGACACGATAAGTATGTTAACGTGAGTCGGCCCACCTTTTACTTTACAGGGGATGAGGATAAACTTGAACCCAACGAAAAATATACGGTTATCAAGAAATTAACTTCGGGGTCTGACACACCTAAAACTTCTAATACTACATTTAAAACCGCGCCCCTCACAAACGACTATATTTTAGATAAGAGTTTTTATACCCTTCATGCTACCATAGTAGATAACAATAAAAATAACGATAATTTACAGGCTCCCTCCCCGCTTGGAATAGGTGCTTCTCATCCAAGACAAAGACATTCGGAATCATCGCAGGGAGCCACATATGTTTTTAATGATGGTAATTGGGGGGACTCTTCTAGAAATCTAACCTATTCCGATAGTGGACACACCACTTACATTGGGTTTATTGATAGCCCAAATAATAATCAATCCATCCCCAACGCATTAAACATCAAAACATCTAAGACCGTTACGAATCGAGGTAATATTTTTGAAAGTAAGTTTTCCGATGTGGGCAAATTTATGGACAAGAAAATAAGCCACAACGAAAGAGTAAAGGTAAAAAACGCAATTAGGCGACAAAACATTTCTTATTTTCCTAACTCCTCTCTATACGGAGTATACAACAATCATACGGATTCGGATAAAATTGAAGTAAGTGGGTTATTGGATGGTCAAGACCTTAATGTTCTTTTGTTTAATTCTTCTACGTCAAAGTATGAACAAATTATCATCGGTTCTTACTACTACTTACCTTCCGCTATTACTGGTGCGTCAAGTGGTTCACAAGTAATTACCGTGGCAAACAGAAGGGCGACCACTAGCGCATTATATGAAGGCTCCACAACGGTTGCCTCAATGACTAATGCTACCGCTACTAGAAAGGAGTGGTCCCCTGTTGTTAGTAATTTTATCACTACTCACGATATAGACACGGTTATTGAATCGGGAACATTGAAAAGAAACGGCGATACTCTCACAAATAGCGAGGCAGATGTTAACGGGGTAGAATATAACATCGCTAATTTATTTACACTATCTGTAAGTCGGGGAGATAAAGTTAATGGCTATGTGGAGTTTGAGTCAAGTCCTACTTCTTCTTACTACGCAACAACAGATTTAACGTCTTCTATGAAGGGCTTATTAGTTGTTGATAAAATTATTTACGAGGGTAGAATAGAAACCATTGAAAAGAAAATAGAAATGGGCGCACACTATTTGATTATTTCCGGTAGGGACGACATAGGTAAATTACTTTCCTCACCGGTAGATAAGAATTACAAATACACAACCGATTATGTTTATTCTACTATTTCTCCGTATGTGGATAATATAACAGGTTCCTTCGTGGACACGAATCTACAATTTAACAGTATCAGTAGTAGTCCGGACACAAATAAAAGTTCGGACTACAAGTTAAGAGTCAGCGGAAATTCCTCGGTGGATTTAAATTACGGAGATGTTATTTATTTAAACATAGGAAGTAAATATGTTCCTGTTGGTGTTGTAGCGGGGGCTAATCCTGCTGGCTCCTATACTAGTATTGATTTGTTAAGCGACTTATTCATAGACGCTCATCCGGACTATCATGGTTCCGGTCTTGGAAGTTATTCGGGAGACGTTTATGTTGGTAAGAACTTTTTAATTGCTGGTAAGTCTTCCGATATTTCTTTGAAAAATACCTCAGCAACCTCGCTATACGGAAGTCTTGACAAGGGATATAGGTTTTTAAGCAGGGGTAAAGCATTGACAAATGCCGGTGCTGAGGACACTTCTTTATTATCAACAATTAACGGCGACGGAATAGAGATAGATAACTTGTTAATTACTCAAGGTTCGTCGGACTCAAGAAAGGATTCCCCGATAGGGTTTCAAAGCGAAACTAACCTAATGAATGGGATTACCTCAATGGAATTACTATCTAACACGGTGAATGAGGAAAGCGGTTTAGTTGATGTAGAATTAGGTTTTGTTTCTCCTATTGTTTTAGGAAGAATAGATGCTAACGACAATGTATTAGGAGAACAATTCTATGATGAATCATTGGGTCTCTACTTAATAAACTCAAACGGGCTTACCACAGGAGGCTTTTTAAACTTACTTAATTCTGTAAATAACTTAGGGGCTGACGGTGGAACTGATTCAACAATGAGATATGCTCCCGCCCCTTACAAAGAAATTATGATTGATGATAGATTCGGTTCCGGAACAGTTTCGGTTAACTACTCTATGAGATTTGGTTCCCCTATTTTTAGATTGAATTACTTATCTCCCACTAACATCAAAAAGATTAACCCATTTCAAACCTACTCATTGGGTAAGGGTAGTATTGGTAGGTTATATTTTAACAACCCCTCCGCTTACAGTTTTTACGGTTCTGTTTTTAGACTCACAGGAACGGGAGTAGTGGACAAAGACTACTACGAAGGAAAATTATTAGCAACGTTGGCTGAAAACCTAAGGGAACTCCCCGTTGAACGCAAGGGATATTTGCCCGCTTTAGGAAGCACAGGACACGATATTATTTACTACCCTGCCGACTTTGATAATAAATTAGAACATATAGGACCTAGATTATGGCCCGAAGGAACGGGTTTTGCTAACACCTCCAAAAAATTCTTAGAGCAATACGACCCAATAATTAACAATACATTTTTATTTAGTGCGGGGGATATTATGCCCGATTCTAAAAAGAGACTAGATAACCCATTTAATCAAACCATTAACAGGGACCTAACAGATTACTTTTTAATGGTTAAATATAAATCCCCCTCTTCTAGTGATATTCTATTCCACGATACTTATGACGGGACGACTAAACTTTTAGGTTCAAGAGAAACCGACTATCAATTTTTCCCCATTGAGGCTGCTACGGGAACAAACCCCAAAAGAATGAACTTGCTAAGACTAAGAACAATGACTGTTGATTCTCTTTTTAACGAGGTTGATTTTGAATCCTATAAAACTAGAACCACTATTTTTGAAACAATAGAGGCCCCCAGCCCAGTTATCAATTCTATTCCTAACGGGGGCATATCAGTTTATCCATGTCATACTACCTCCGCTACTAGTTCTTCTACTAAAACAATAGCGGTGGATAATTCCGAAGGTCTATGGGTTTATAGCGGAACTTCGGGTGTTTATTACAATCGTTATATATTCACCAATCCCGCTGACGACGATACGGGTAAGAGTAGATTCTTGGGAACAATTAATAGTAAGACCACTACTGCTTTAACATTGGTTTCTAATTGTTTGGTGGATGGTTATTCGGGCGAAATTTATATCACCGAACAGGATATTAGAGTGCCGTATGATGGACTCACCGAGAACATAGGAACTCCTCTTTCAACGAATGTTGTGCTAACAGGAGAGGACTATATTTTCCCAACGGGCAACTCACCTAACGGAAGTGCTGGCCTACACAATCCAAATATTCACGACATTACTTCTACAATTCAAACTCTTAGTTTAAATAATGCAACTGTTTATACAGACGAATTATTTGTTAAACATAGCGACTTACCATCTGCCGCTACCACATTTGGTGCTACTGGGTATATTAGTTCAATTGACGCCACCTTTTCGGGCGTAGATAATTCAACACATAGCCCACTTTCACAGATTACCTTAGGTGTAGGGACTCTTGGCACCGGTAGCGTTGCTCCTGATTTAACCCACTATGAAGTAGGAAATACTCTAGTTATTGAAGGCCACACTACCGCCGCATACAACACCACCTACACTATTATTTCCAAAACAACTTCTTCTTTAACAATTAGAACTACAGGTAGTGCGACTCTCGCAAACGACGCTACAACAAGAACCGCCACTATAAAAAACACTTCATTAAATAGGGCATTTACAATGGCTGGTGGAAGTCGGTTATTAACTGATAGGCACGGCTTTACTGGTTCGGACACTACTTTAATAGACGATATTTATGTGGGTATGGGGGTGCTAGTGATTAAAAATGGGGGTGCTTCTACTTCCAACCAATCTACGAGCAGTAGAATATTCAATATGAAACTTAAAGACATTACTTCTCATAATAACTACGGGACAACAATTACTTTCAGCAATTCGGGTTTCTTACAAACCGCAGATAGATATTTTGGGGACACTACTTCTTTTACCGGTAGTCCATCAAAGGACACCGGGCTGGAAAGTGATGTTGCAGAATTATTATTTACCCCTATCATTGATTTAGATAAATCGAATGTTAACAAGGTGGCTAATTTAGATACATCGGGTAGATACACAGCCTACGGGTATTTGTATATTGACTTTGATTACGATTGGATAAGAACCGCTACTTTAGCCGGGAACAACCAGCATTGGATTCACTACATTGGTAGCCTAGCAGGTAAATATTTAATAAATACTAGAACCAATAAACTGCACTACATAGTTAACCACCAAATATCTAAAAATGGGGCCGCAGGTGTAATTCGTCATTATCTCTCTCTTGACAATTATGTGGATGCTGACATCAATGCCGATGATAAGTTTGAAGTCTTAACCGTTTGCACTAGAACTACTCTATCCTCTAAACTTGACTACCCTCTCTACGAGTATAATTCTACAAATGTAATTAATCCGGAAACCGGACTTTTTTACGATAAAACAGAAGTAGAACGAGACTGGTTGGCTACCACACTAGATGTAGACGAATTAACTTTCCTTTCAAATACCCCTATGGTCAAGGGGATGTTTGTAGTTGCTGACCCCGATGGGGCTGGTTCCGGATATTTAGTTCACAGGGAAAATATTTCTAGTCCTCCATTCCCAACGGCTTCTAGTTATAGCGTGTGCTTAACTGATGGTAAAGCAAAGGGAAAGCATTCTTTAGATGTCTTGCAGGAAAAAATAACTAGTTCAACTGCTACCAACGTTTTGAGATTTAACAGCATGAAAAACTACAACGGCTCGGTCTCTATTGGAGAAATCGTCAATATTAGTATTATCGGTAAAATTGAAAGAGAGGTTGATTACACAAAAATAGTTTTGCCGTTTGAAGTCCTAACGGAAGCAGAAGAAATTGCAGACGACATTATTTCCTCCATTGGGCTGACCTATAATAAATCACAAGACTTTGGCACTAGCGAACATAGTAAATACTACATAGGTTCAAACTTTGACGGACAGGATTCTTTTAGTGCGATAAATAGCGTATTGGACTATAAGGACTTAAAGTTAATCGTTGACGGTGAAGACATTAAAATCGTTTCTAACGAAACAGATAAAAATTACAGAAGCATTTTGTTTGATGAGGAAACTAATGAATATAACATTTCTTCCTTCAAAAGAGATGTAAGTATTTATGATAAATTTAATTCTGTTGTTGTAATCGGGGACAATGTTAGGGGTATCTCAAAAAATCACACAGAAATTCAAAATGATGGAACGGAGCGTATTAAAGAAATCTACGACTTTTCTATTACCTCTCAAACCCAAGCAGATGAGAGAGCAATAAAAACGCTAAGAGCGTTCTCGTCCCTATCAAATGCCATTGAAATTGATGTGGGTTCCGATGTTCCCTATATTAATCCGGGACAAATTGTTGAATTGAAGTTTGAAAGAGAGGGCGTTTTCCGTGGTGAGTATCTTGTCATTGAAGTGCATAGAAAGTCGGGCCTGCCTACAAAACTTTTATTAGGTCAGTATAACAAGGATTTAGCAACGACACTATCGTTGTTATTAGGGGAGACTAGAAACCTTCAAGGGAGAAATAAACAGGTGTATAAGTCCTACTCAAGCCCTAGTATAGGATTACAAAAAACTAGAATTAAATTCGTTAAGGCCACGATTACAAATGCAAATGAAACCTCCACAATATTAGGATTTGGAACAACAATAGGATTTAGCACGGTGATGAAACCATGATTACAAGGGAAGGTAGAGCAGATATTAGAACGCATGTAAAAGACACCTTTATTTATGCCGAAATAGGAACAGGTGGAGATAGCACTAATCCAAATGCTAGTAGTTTAGATTCTCCTATCGGTAGTAGATTTAGCGTCACTCCGGTTGATAGTGGAGAATCTAGTGTTGATTGGAAATTTAGCGTAGCGGGTTCAACACACATTGGACACACAATTAAAGAGGTGGGTATTTTTGATGCAAGTAGTGGAGGAAATATGCTCCTACGAGTAAACTATGACGGTATAGGACCACTAGTTTCAACGGATGATATCGAATTTATAATTACGGTGGAGGTAGATTAATGACAGCAAATCAAGGTAAAATTACAACTTTTAATGGAACAGGTGGATTAGTAGACGGGACAGATAAAGTTCATAGTGGATTATTTAAAACACTTTTTAATACCGCTTCGGGTTCAAGGGTTGTTAGTAGTGGAACGTTTACCCAATCGGGAGCAGTATTTACTCTTGCAGGGACAGTAGTTTATCGCTCCTTGGGAACTAAATACACGATGAGTGCAACTAATACAGTAACGATTGTAACCAATAGTGGTATAAATTTTGAAAGATACGATTTAGTTTATATTGACCAATCCGCTAACGCCTTGGCTATTGCTAAAATTACTAGTCCCGATGCCACAATCAAAGTTCCCGATATTGCTAAAGAAGATGTTCCCGTTGCCATTATCAAATTAGGGGCTAATGCGGCGGCTGATGCAACACACGAAGTTCAATTATTGATGAGCGAATATAACAAAGACGTTTTAGATGATGATGAAGTGGCTACGGCTAAAATTGCTAATGATGCAGTTACTTATGCTAAGGTTCAAAACGTGGCTGCAAATAACGTTCTATTGGGCAACGATAATGGAGCCGGTTCTGTTATTCAAGAACTAACTAAGGCTAATGTACTAACCCTACTTAACGTAGAAGACGGAGCAGATGCTACTGATGCTACAAATGTAAATGCCGCAGGTGCAATTATGCACACAGATATTCCTTCAAGTAATGGGTTTATAAAAAGAGGTGGAGTTGAAACTTATACTGTTGATACAAGCACATATTTAACTGCTGAGGCAGACACACTACAAACAGTAACAGGCCGTGGTGCTACTACTGCTATTGGTATTCAAAACGACGGATATAGACACTATAATGTTCCTGTGCCAGCCGTTGGTCTAACTGATTTGACAACAGGTTCGCCACCATTATTTAGTCATTATTACATTAACGCTAATGCTGCTTTAGTGGTAGGGTCTAATGGGCAGGTTATTACAATTAAAAACATAGACGCAAATCCTATCGCAATTACGCATTCAGCCGCCTTTGAAGGAGCCATTGCTTTTGGTAAAGACCAAAGACATACGGCTCCCGACACCATTACTTTAGAAAGCCTTGAAACAATAAGGCTTCAATATTTATTAGACTCAGCAGGTGTTCCTACCGCTACTTGGTATATTACTGAACTTGATACAAGCGGGGGCATTACTTCTGTTTTAGAAGATACCACACCTCAACTGGGCGGTAGTTTGGATGTAAACGGAAATAAAATTGTTTCTGCTTCCGATGGTGATATTGAAATTGAACCTAACGGGGCGGGAACTATTATTCTTGACGGTGATGTAACGGTTGATACTGGGCATACTTTTAGTTCTACTAGACTACCAGTAGTTACATTAACCGCTTCTACTACTTTATCCGAAGCCACTCACGCAGGAAGATATATCTTCGTTACTGGAAGTAGTATTGTTATCACAATCCCCGACAACCAAGGTATAGGTGTCCATTTCACTATTATCAATAACGACGGTAATGGTTTTACATTGCGAACAGGTGCGGGTAGTAGTGCCGGAGATAACATGAATGGCGCACAAACTGATATTGCAGTAGCGGCTCGTAATGGGGTCACTTGTATTTCAACTGGAACCGATTATGTTGTTTTGGGGGCATGATTTTGTATCTTGCTATTGCTGGTGCTTGTGCCGAACAAAAAGCAAATGCTGTGGACACAAGTTATACTCTTTCGGAATTGTCTTTTAATTCAGTAGCAAACCACGGTACAGAAGCACTTGTTGAACTAATGAACTCTCCAACGCAGATGATTTTAACTACTGAACCGGGTTCCGGTGAAAAACTAAAAGCCTATGCTTTTGACGATTCTACCTTACCTGTTTTTGCACCAGTAGTAGACGAAATTTCCGAAAATAATAAAAGCCCAAGAGGAAACTGTTTTGGTCAAAATGGAAACTACCTGTATGTTGTAAGGCAAGGTTCACCTCCATTGATTCGCTATACTCTTGTCCCTGCGTATAACATTGGAACTTCTACCCCCGCAACTCAAACAAGAAGCAACGCTTTAGGTTCGGCCCAAGGTATTGCTATGAAGGATGATGGTAGTATTGCTTATGTTGTTACAAGCACAGGTGTTACATTATTAAATTTAAACACCAATTGGGATATTACTTCTGTTGGAAGCACCACTAGTGCTACATTAGGGGGAGCCGATGATGATGGAGATACCATTACTCAACATACAGCAATTAGATTTAAACCCGATGGGACAAAGGTATTTGTATCTTATAGAGTAAACACCACCCCAAAGGTTGCTGAATATGCATTATCAACTCCTTGGGACTTGTCTACTAAATCATTTACTTCAAGTCTTAACATCGGTCCCAATCTTGGTTTATATACTGCAACTGAAAATGCTTGGATTGCTGGATTTGATTGGAACTCGGATGGTAGTAAATTATTTGTTTGTAGTATTCATACTGACCACCCTACGGGTCAAACGAAGGTTGCTCTTTATTCTTGATTTAATAGTAATGAAACATTTAAATAGTCATTTGAAGACTGAATAACTAGGTGGAATCATGTCAACGAGCGATATTGATGAAGTCCTCTCAAGAAACACCGAGGGAAAATTAAATTGGCTTGTTGGTGAGGTGACAGAAATTAAACAGGATGTTTCCGTGATTAAAAACAATCATTTAACTCATATTGAAAGCGATATGAATCTAATCAAGAGGGTTTTGGGCGGAGTAGTGGTATTTTTAATTGCTGCATTTACAGGAATACAGGTGATGTGAAATGTGGTTCACTATTTTAAAAAAACATCTTATTCCTAATGCTAGAACAAGAAAAGAAATTGATAGATACATGGAATCGGTAGAGGGGAAAATCGCGATTAGGGAAGTTAGAAATGCAATTTTTAAAAAACTAGGAATGTTTGCTGACACCGCCGGTACTAGACTTCATAACTACCTAATGGGTTGGCATCACGAAAAAATGAAGGACTACGATGAAAACAAAAAACACTACACAGATTATAGAATAGGAACGGGGTTGGATTAAATGGGTAAAAGTGGAGATAAAGACAGCGTAAATGACAGGATGATTAAATGGACGGCTCTACCAGCAGTTTATTTGTGGTTGGCCGCTTCGGGTGCAGTAGTCGCTATGGGAATAATTAAGCCGGACGTTGTTCTTGAAAACATTGAAGGGTTTATTGCCCTTATCGCAATCATTGGAGGAACTGCCCAACCAGCATTTGCAACAATGCTTGAACTTTGGAAGCAAGAACAACAAACTGAAACAGAACTTCACCCGTCTATTATGGAATCCCAACAACGTGTTATGGAGCAAAGGGCCGCTTTGGATAGAGAAATGGCTCTTAACGCTCAAAAACACAAGCATATGATGGATGCAGAAGAACGTCGCGCTAAGATTGACCTTGTAAAAGAAGGTAAGGCAATTTTCAAGAAGAAGGAATAGTTTTTATAGACTAAAGAAATAACGATTTTATGTTAAAAATCGGTCTGTAAGAAAGGCGTGAAAAAAGGGCCGAGGACCTCCGAAGAGGAACCCCGACCCAATTAATTCACCACTCAATATCTACCTTGATGAAATTATTTTCATCCTCGTTATAATACTCAATTTGTTTTTCAACACGCCCCTTTACCCAAACATCATAAGAAATTTGGGAGTCTAAAACACAATATTTTACTACATCTTCATAGCGACCTTCCGACCACCACTTAACCGCAGTTAATCCATTTGCTGATTTCTGCGTCCCTAAATTACACTTTGCTAAGTTATCTAGCGAAACATGAAATCCGCTTGAATGTTTATTCATAATCCTACTAGTATCAATACACCGTGTCTCTTTATTATCAATAAACTTTTTTGCTATAAAAATATCCATTGAATCACGAAGGGCTGGTAGGTCAAAACTAATAATGTTGTGTCCTAATAAAACCCCTCCCTCGTCAAAGTGTTGGTCTAGGTCGTACTTTAAACTCCTAAGAGACTTAACCAATACTCCGTCAATGCTCATAGGTTTGTCTACATAAGCCCTCGCTTCTTTACCATCCCATGTTGTAACGCAGGTGATATCCCACATGTGGGTATTTCCCCAACCTCCGATATCTGCCGCACTATTTCCTGTTTCTATGTCTATTGCCATTACGTTATTCATTTTTATACACCTCTATGTCCTTTATTTCTTCTAAGGAATATCCACTTGATATTAAATTAGCAAGACTATTTAAATGTTCCTTGCTTATAAAGGTCATTAAAATATCCACTACATCTTCTTTAGTAATCCATTCATTGTCAAAGTAAGACCTAATAGCCATAACCCTATCCCTATTCATCTTTAGACCTCCTGATATACACCTTGCGGTTAATTGTTTTCTCCTCAAACAGATGGTCTGTACTATTCCATAATCTATAAAATGTTGCTCTCGCTTTTTTAGTGGCTTCCATGTAAGACTTGATTAGGATAGTCTTTGAAATCCAACCTTCCTTGCTTAGGGTTGAAGTGGCCTTTTTTATACAAGCGTCGTAAATGTTAGTGATTTGTCCTTCCTTAACGCCTTCCTTTAAATTTCCTCTTCGATTCTTCAATCTACCACTAAACCATTCAGTAATTGAATCGTATGATTTTGTAGATAGCGTCATACCCATGTCTACATGTTTTGCTGTGACAACCGGAGACTTCTCAGCAATAGCACAAAGCGTTGAAGCGATTGTAATATTGTTGATTAGATTCATTCTAAACGAATCTAGTGCGTCTTTCATTACACCTTGAAACCCGTTGGTATAGGTTCTCATTCTTTTGACTTCAATGATGATACGATTATGTGCGTCCTTTGAAAGAGGACAGACGTTAATTTTATTCCCATCTACTTCTTTTAGTCTTTCTTGGACCCAAACGTAAATGTCGTAGAGTCTCTCCGCCATCTCACCGGGTATTTTCTTTCTTGCGCTATCGTCATGGTCCCCGTAAAGTTTCTGCAAATACATGTCTTCCATGCGGTCTTTCAATGAATCAGGAATGTCCCTAATGTAAAGCCACATTCGTTGGAAAACACCCTTTGTAAGAATAACCATTTCAATACCTTGTGGGGGCAGGGTAGTTGCCCATAAGGAACGTTGACAATCAACAACGAAATCGGTTTCCCATTCAGTCAATCGCTTCTTAATTAGGTGGGTATCGGATTCTAATTTGTTCATAAACTTTTGAAACATCATCACGACGTCTTGTTTATGCTTTGATTCTTTAAAAATACCCGAATGTTCAAATTCATCAAACGCAATTATTCCTGACCCATGAAGCGCACCGTACCTTTCAATAGTAATTTCAGCGGGAATGTCATAAACTTCGTTGTTTTGGGCGGCTTGAGCCGCTTCCGCTCGGTTGTAGTCGGGATTGGGTTGATTTAGTTTTTTAGTTCCTAACAGGGCTTGGTCTGTAAAAGCGTCCGGATTGTGAATTGTAAATGCCCTTTCTCCTTCCCTTACTCCCTGTTGTCTCTCCCAAATCCTTTCATATTCTGCTGTGTTAGGGAACTTGTTTACTAGGTCAAATATTTTTCCCCAAGCATCGGAAAGAAAATCCCACATAGTAGTCTTACCGCTTCTAGCCGTTTGAATCCAACAAAAGTGAATCCTTGGGTCTAAAGGCGCACCAGCGGCCCTAATTCTAACATCGTTCTTTAAAATCTGCCCTAGAATAACAAAAAAGGACATCTGCGCTGGGTATTCGTTATACATTGAATACTCCTTAACAGCATTTGCCCAATCTAAAACAATTTTTGGCAAAGAAACTACTTCTCTTAGTTCTACTGCTTCAATTGCTTCCTTTGTAAGTTCATTAATTGCGTCATAATACGCCCATTCGTCTAATTCTTCTATATCTGTCAATATGATACCTCCTTTTCGTCGGTTAGTGCTTCTTTTATGTTTGAAGCGGTTATTTTTCCTATTTTTTCTATTTTTGTTAGTGATTTTACATCACTTTCTGCGATTTTTGCTATTGACCCGTAGGCTTTAAGCAATAATTTCGCTTTTTCTGTTGTAATGCCTTTGATTTGTGTTAAAACGTCAATTCTAACATCATCTGTTCGTTTTTTCTTGTGTAGCATTTTACTTAAGTCCACTTCTTTGTCTTTATTGAAAAAACAGGCAACAATAAACTCAGCAGCGTCCTTTGTACTAGGAATCCAAACGACTTTAGTATTAGTGTTTAAAGTAATTGCTGACATAGCCCCAACCATTCGTCTTTTCATCTTATCTATGATTCTTTTTTCTACATTGGTTAGGTGTTTTGCTAGTTCGGACGCCTTTCCATGAATTAAAACAATAGTCTTAGTGTAGTTATCCTCCATGTTGCTAATTTGGTTAAACATTCGCTTCGCCTTAACGGAGTAGTAGAAGTCATTTACTGATTTTGCCTCAATGCAAATTTCATTTCCGACGTAATCGCCTACTTCAATAAACATTCTTTCTACTGGGACTCTAGCCATTCCAGCAAAATATTCTACATTTGCACATAAAACGGAACTTTCTCTACTATCAATTATCATCGCCATACCTCCAACATTTTCCAACACACATTCCTTTGTCAATTAGGGTTGCACACGAAGCCGACATAAACCTCTTATTCACGACATAGTTCACAAACTTTCTAGTCGTAGTGGGGTTGTAATCAATCCAAACATCGTCGTCGCTAGCGATTTGTTCAATCTCAGCACAGATGATGTTTTTAATGTCGGTCAATACCTCTCCCTGTAAGTCTCTTGGATTTCCTTCAATACCCCGTTCAATTAAAACCATGTCGGAAATAATTTCGTTATACCATTGAACCAGTAAGTACCTAGCCTCGTGTAGGGGATTTTGAACCAAGTTGGCTGAAGCCAAGCATGGGATAACTGGCAAGGTAGCGGGGCTTTCTACACCCTCTATCTCAATACCAGCACTCTCAATTTCCTTTACTTCGGGCCAATCAAGCAAATGTTCTCCATAGTAGGAGTTCTTACCCTTTCTTTGTTTCTTGCTCATGTCAAGTATGAACCCCAAATCGTGCTTTAAGTCGGACTGTTTCAAAGGAATGGAGAACCGTTTTGCCCCCATGTGGTATGTGTTTTGAACTCTTCGTAGGCGGGTGGTATTGATAACCCTATGGTCTAAAAGCCTCGACCTATTAATCACATCATGACATATATTGAAAAATGCCTTAACTCTTCTCAAGTCGGAGGTCCTTTTTCCATACACGAAGATGTAAAATCCTCGCCCACTAAAGGCCATACGATGTTTTAGATTCCTATTAATTAACCATGAATGTAAGTCCTTTAGGTTTTCATAAGCCTCTTCTAAAGAATCATTCCCATGAGCATCAATATCTAAGAAAATTCTATCAATTGCTACTGAATGTTCTAAACCACGATTGACTGAAAATTCATCGTAATTGTATACAGAAGTATAGACATTCATTTTCCCGTTGTAATCATTTACGAATTCTAGGAACTGTTCTTCATTTTCAACGACTTCTCTCTTAGGTTGTCTTGCGTTCATAAATGGGCTTCCTGCCCACATTTCTCTCGGAAAATACATGTTTTCACCTCATACTTGTTTTGTGTCCTTTTTAATCTGCTCTAGCAGTTCGTCTTTAGAGGGAAGGGTTTTAACCTTCTCCTTCTTATTTTTCACCGGAAGGACAACCGGCTTAATATTCATTTCAATCTTGGCTGAATCTAAATCACCCACAATTAATTCTGTTAGATGCTCAATGTGAAAGAGGTAGAAATCATCCTCAATTTGCTTTATAAGTTTATCATTCGCAAAATTAACCATAACATCAAGTGTATAGTCCTCTCTTTGAATTATACCTTCTAATGTTTTTTCTATGTGGTAAATGTCCTTAACAGTCCACCCAAACTCTAGCACCTTTTTAACTAAATCGTTTTTTACATTTTCTACAATTTCTCTTTGGTCTTCACCAGTCATAACTTATCCCTCCTTCCCCTTTTTCACACACCGAATAAAGTCCACAATGTCTGCACTTCTTATAAAAGTCGTCAAACGGAAACTCCTTAAGTATGTAGGAGTCTACTACTTTTTGCATGGCATTTTGAACCGATTGCTCAGTTCGGGCCTTAACGGGTTCAAGGTAAATGTAATTGCTAGCAGGGAAGAACCAGCCCCAATATCCGAACTCCATAGAGGGGTCAAGACCTGCGGCGATTTTGTCTTCATCAGTAGCGTTATCAAACAATATTTTGTAAAAGGCCATTTCCTTTCTCATATGTGTAGCCTTGCTGTCCTTCCAAACACCAGTCTTTAATTCAAGAGGTACATAGGTTCCTTCGTGAATGAACAACCGGTCAACAATTCCTTGGAGGTGAATTACTAGCCCGTTCAATTCATACTTGGCGTTTAGCCTAATTTCATTCCCAACAGGCTTAAAGAACTCAACTGTTCCGTCCTTGACACAATCAATAAACCTTTCAGCCGACCATGAAGCCATTCCTTTATAGATGGAAAGGGTAGTATCATCATCAGTTTCGGGATAGAGTTTCACGAACGACTTAACCAATTTATTGGGGTCATCAATATGATTCATCATTTCCTCGGTATCAACACACTTCCAAAATTCTTCCTGTGCATCGTGAACTGTGTTTCCACGAATCATGGCTTCTGTTGCTGGGCCTTTGATTTTACCTTCACCGAAGGGGTCATATCCCATAACATAAGAAGCACGACAAAACCCGTAAGAACCAAGTGACGATTTGGTCATTTTTAACATTGGGCTATTATCGTCGTCGGGGTTCCATTGGTATGTGAACCCATTTTCTAAATCTCTTTCTGTCCATTCTTCTACGTAATTATTCATGCTGATTTCTCCTTTAATATATCAATTAGGCTTGATGCCTCTTGTCTAGTGATACCTTCATATATTTTGGTCTCACCGCCAAGTTTTCGTATGTATTCCAGTTGTTTGCCGGTAGGCGGGCCGTCAACATTTTTAACTGATTTTGACGGTGTTTCCATTACCTTCCTACGAAGGGAGGCAGTAGTTTCGTCGTGGCATGGTTTACATACTTCTATCACATTACTTCTAGAATAGATTAGATACTCCTTTCCGAGTTCTCTACATCTATGCTGTGAAATGATGTGATGCCATTCCGTCTTTTCTTCTTCACACCCACAAATGGTGCAAGTTTTTTCTTTGACCCAAAATTTCTTTTCCTTCTTGTAAATTACTAGAAGGTCTTGTTCTAGGTTTTCTATTTCTTTCTTTTTGTTATTAATTCTTTCATGTAGTTGTTTCATACTTTTAACGTATGTTCCACTTTTCTTTCCCATTTTACCACCATTCCTCTAATCCTCTTTGATTAATGTCCTTCCTATATAGGGAGAGCGGCCAACCCATGCTTTCAAAGACTAGGGCAGACTTTTTGATTATTTCAGCCTCGGCAATGAACTCCCAATCGGGACTATATGTATCTGTTAAATTCATTTCATTCACACTTCTAAACGCCAAGTATTCTGCTGATTTAGACTCTCCCTTCCAAATGTAGCATTTTTCGCTCAAGTTGATATTGTTCATTTTGTAGTAGTAGTATGAGTCGCCCTTGGCGATTTTGCTTCCTAAACGCTGTTGGTTGTAATACAAAATTCCTGCGGTTCCTCCCGCCACCATTTTGTAATCAGCGAGGGGTTTCCGTAGGCGGCTTCTCTTCACTAGTCTATTGATGTTCACCTTTCCTTGCACAATATCACTATACCAGTCGTTGCAGTAGGCCACTATTTCCTTCTTACCTTCAAACAGGGAGACTTTCCTTAAAAGGTTTTCTTGAAACTCTTTCGCTACGGGGGTTTCATTACTCTTCTTCATTTCAAAACCCATCACGAAGAATTTATCCTCGTCTAGATAGGCTCCGTCTTTCCATGAAAGCCAACCACAATATCGGTTCTTTTTCTTGGAGAGAAAAAACTTAGAAGCAAACTTCTCAAATTCTAACTCAACTGGCTCACGGAAAACTCGCTTTGAAATATAGTCGTTTAGTTTCTCACGCAATTCTAGTGCATCATCAACATCTGCGACTTTGATAAAAACTGAATCCGTGTGTCCATAGATAACTTCGTAGCCCAGACCTTGAGCGTAGAAAGCCGTCATTCTCATAGCCCTACGAGCAGAAGCCGTAATTGATTTAGCCATGTCCATGTCTCCCCAACCGTAGCCGTCCTTTGCTAGAATACCGTAGAATGCGTTTACAACTCGCTTAGTAGCCATTTGTGCTGAATCCCATTTTTGATACTCTTCTTCCGTGGTCGCTTGTGAGCGTAGTTTTTTGTAAGAATCTCGCATTACCATCAGTTCCTTAACCGCTTGAGGCAACACACCTTCACCCTCATTGTTGAAATGGATATTTGGTTTGCCGTCATAGGGCTTCAAATTCTTGGGGGTTTCCCACCAAACGGGATAACCGCTAGTGGTCTTAGTTTCCCATGAGATATTCATTGAAGCCATCATTGATGGGTATAGAGATTTGAAGTCAAAAATAGCCACATTCTCATGTTGACCATATGTGTTTTCTTCATCGGGGTCCATCACGAAAGCCGCTTCAAACTTCTCCTTTGAACCTTTAAGTCCAGTAGGAGGAATCCAATCAGCCTTCTTCATAAAATACACACCAGCCATCTGTGAATTGTGATAAGTGTTTTCAAATGGACACCCAATTAGCCGTTGTAGAGCCAATTGATTTTCACTAACATTGAGTTTTTCATCAATATCCACACACAACTTTACATCTATCCGTGCGTATTCCAAATAAGTGTTCGTGTCTTCAAGCCAAGCCCTTTCATAAAACTCATTGTCTTGAAACTTAGCGGAAACAACCTTACCATCATTTTCAAGAACCAATTTAGAACAGTCGTCCAACTTTAGTGAGGGTAGAGTTCCCATTTGTGAATCAGTCCACAAACGCTCGAATCTATCCATCAAGCAAAAGGTCAAGCGACCCTTAATTGGTTGACCACTATTGTGGTAGTTTTCTACTTTGAGATTCCAACCAACAGGTTCTCCACCAGCATAACGCCTTGAAACATTCTTGATTTCTCCGTAAGGAGACATAAGAGTAGGATTGATATTCAATTCACACATACGAGAGATAACCTTCGGTATGTCAAAACCTAGCAAATACCAACCGATAATCATGTCGGGGTCTTGCTCTTGCATTAAACGAATAAATGCGTAAAGCATATCAGTTTCATTGTCGTAAATCTCAAGCCATTCTTGATGTAGAATACTGTTATCCGGTTCACCTGTTGGAAACCAAGTCATTACAGTAGCCTTCTGTGTGTAGTTATCATAAATACTCAGCACCGTAATTTTACCATGATGTTCTCCGCCCACTTGTGTTTCAATATCAAAATACCACTTACGGAGATTGTATTCGGGAATCTCATAACCTGAATCAATACACCAAAGACGAGCCGCATCCACATCACCTTGATAGGTTCTTTCTGTTTTGTGGATTTCCTGCATGATATTGTATCTGTCGTAGGGGTTCTCGTAGTAATACTTCAAAAGAGGGATGCCCTCCAAGTTTCTTTGCTTGGTGTTTTCCCTTATAAAGGAGATTCTTCTACCTCTTACGTAAATGCTATTTCCAATTTTAGTATTAATCGTTAAATAAAAATAGGGTCGGCAATCATGTGTTTTTTCCACTCGCTCGTTATTATCATCACGGAATCTTAACTTAATCCTGTGTTGCTTGTTCTGTTGAATCGTGTTTATCATCATCTTTATCACTCAGTATTTCAATCTCAATGTCGTTTTCTCGCAGTTCATACTGCATGTGGTTTTGTATATAATGAACTAAATGTTGCTTTAGTTCTTTAGCGGAAGTATCTTTCCAATACCACCCGCCCCTCACTAGGAGGTTTATTTTAAATTTAGGACCTTCAATCATTTAAATCCCTCATCATTTGTGCGAAGTCTCTTCCGTATTTCACGGCAAGTTCAATGTCTTTAAATTCCTCCATTAGTCGCTGAACATATACGGCGGCGTCCATCAATTCTTCTTGCAGGTGAACCAACCAATCATGAACTGAAAGGTCTTCACGTTCCATTGTTGTTCCGTATTTATTTTTGCCAACTTCTGCTCGTTGTTGAATTTTCTTGCACACTTCGTCTTCATGTTTGCTCATCCTTCTCTCCCCTCTTGGTCTTCTTTCGCCCACACAATTTTGCTTGCTAAATCCATAGAATAATGACGATGAACTTCTTCTAAAAAAGTAATTACATCATCATGTCCTGCAAACTCACATAGTTCTTTGATTTCATCTCGGTTATACCCTTGGATGTCATCAGCAAACCAAATAGCAACCTTTAACATACTCATTCTTCTTCCTCCGAGTTCATGTTTAAAATTGTATCAAGTAGTCTCACTTGCCCAATCAAATACAGAATAACCCCACTATTGCTCTCTCCGTACATTTTGAGAAACTGTTCTAGTGTTGTGTTCCTCTCGTTTAGGTTATGCATTAGTGTGTCGTGAAGTTGTGTCCTCATGGTTGATAGTATGGTTAGTAGTAGTTCTCTTTCCACGTTTAAGCCTCCATTCTTGGCGCACGCATAATAACAACATCGTTAGTGCAGAAAACCACAGGCTTTTCATCGTCGTAGAAAATAACCAATTGGTCGTCGCTAGAATATTGTAGAGCCTTAGAAACTGGCAAAGAAAAACTAACGATTGCATCTCTAGTAATAGTCTCAATTGGACTAACCGAAGTTGATAGTGATTCTGTCATTTTATCCGAAGAGACAGTAAAGGTATTGTTTTTACTATTAGCGTTAATCGTGAAGATACTACTTCCGACCTTTTCTGCCATATCAAAGGCACCGACAAAATCATCCAAGTCAAGACAAACTCTAGTTCCTAAAACCAATTTTTCCGTAGCAGAAAAACTAGGGGACTCTTCAAATTCTTTCTGCATTGAAGAGGAAAACCTAGAGATAACATGAGCATATTCATGTCTTTCAATAGTTGGAATTTCCACTACCGAATTACCAGTAAGTACCTTGACATTTCCCCCGCTAAAATCAAATGCGCTTTCTTCGTCAACTAAATACTTTGATAGAGTGTCCGCATTTACAAATGCGTGAAAACTACCTCCACTTTGTTCTTCTCTAGTCCTTTTAGATACACGAACATATGTTGAGGCATCACCATTTTCTACTAAAATAGTGTTCGACTCGCTGGTAATTTTTACACAATTACCCATCTGTCCTTTTGTGTTATTAAGTCCTTGATTGTATTTGCCCTTAAGCAAACACAAGTTAATCATTTCTTTCAATCTTTTTCCATTTGTTGTAAATTTCATGTGTTTCACCACCGTTTTTTTTTCATAAATTCTTTTCATAATATCACACCATACACGTTAAGTTAAACTCAAAGTGTATTATCTTTGATGGCTTCAAGGCCATTCCAAGAGACTTTGCCCTTTGCATTCTCAAAGAGCAAGAAGGATTGACCCTCGTTTTTAGCATTCGTCTTAGATTTTGTAACCTTTGCATAAAGACTCGTTTTACCGTTTCTTTCTTCTCGGTAAGTCACTACATGCTGATAGAGTTTAGCAGTAGTGGACTTTTCCCAATCCGGCCTTTGACCTACAACCTCAAATCCATCATGCACTTCTTTCATGTGCGTGATGAAAAATTTGTGGCATTCTAATTGACACGCCGCCTTAAACAAACGCTGGTATTCTTGGGTCCTAGCAAACCATTGTGTAGGGACCATTTTTACCTTATCAGCCTGTCGGGGGTCATTACCTTTAATGTGGTTAAGACGAGCAATCATATTTGTGGTATCAAGCCAAGTATCTAGTCCGTCAAACACAATTGCCTTAACTGCCTTCACTTCAATTTCTTCTTCATCAAAAGAAATTTTCTGTGTTTCAATTGCTTCCTTGACCATTCCAATAAAGAAACGGGCCATGTCAGCCGTAGCCAAATAATCAATTGTCATGTCGTCCTTATAGACATGGGGATTATAGATAAACACTTTATCATCCGAAGACCAATGTTGCCTCCAAGTGGGTTCCGCACCTTCATCAAAATCTAGCACAAATACCCAATGTGTTTTTCTTTCTTCATCTGTTCTGCAATCTAAAGCAAGACCAGTTTTACCAGTTCCGGGGTCGCCCGAAATCCCACAAATCATATGTGCTGATTCTTGGGCTAATAGGTTTCGGCGTTGTTGAAACGCTCGTGCTTTTGCCTTAGCAAAGGCCCCTTGCTGGTCTTCTTCTTTTACTTTCTTCAAAATACTGTTGCTTGCTTTTCCTGTTTTTAAACTCATTCTTCTTCATCTCCTTTAAATTGTTCTTTTAATTGTTGTAATTGGTTTTCATGGACAATGCGGGTGAACATCTTCCCGCTTTGCCTCATATGGAAGCGAACACTATACATGTCTTCGTCTTGGTGTCGCCATTCAATGCTTTCTACCTCATCCATATCCAATAAAATTTCGTTCATTCGTATAATCATTTTTATTTCTCCTAGTTTATAGGCTTCGCACCCATTCGTATGTCATTCAACCGCCACATATACACGGCTGATACTGTCGCTGTATCTCTATGCCGACAATATCATAAGTTCACAGTTCATCTAGTCTCTCCGTAAGGAGCAAAAGAGCCGAAGCCCAAAGCCCCACAAAAATACCCAACTGTTGGTCGTGCAAGGCATAAATACCAATACTACCAACAATTGAAACTAGGCTACTGTAAAGTCCAATTTGTTTCCACTCCATTTGAATCACCAATAACTTAGCGAATCGCCGTCTGCGGTTTCAACCTTTTCTTCAAGACCAGTTCCCAAACGGACATTGATACCGTAAAGGTTGATTGAAACAGGGTTGTATTCTCCATCAATGGGAATACCGGACTCGTCCTTCTTTTGTGTTTGGTTAGTTCGTCCAATGACGACAATATCCGACCCGACACCGAAGTTCAAATCAACATGGGATGGAACCCAAATTGGAGTTGACTCGGGCATATCCTCATCATCAAAGCCATAGTTTGCATCCAAAGGTTCAATCCAAATAACACGGTTGCCCGTTCTTTCATTCACCTTGAGATTCATGCTCGTGACGATACCGTCCGTGACAACAATTTTCAATCCCTGTTGGGTTTGAATTTCTTGGTGATAGTCCTCTAAATCATAAAGGTCCGTGACAAATTCGCCCATGTTTTCAACCAAAGCATTCTCGTAATTATAAGAGGAGGTATCAATCCATCGTGGGTCATCTTCGTCCAAGACATCAATGTAGTTAAGTGTTTCAAGGGTTTTTCCACGAATACCGTAGATAGCGTTTCGCTCATCATTAGGTAGTCCATAAAATGTAACCATTCGGAAACAATCAGCCTTGAAATTCTTAGCCATTTCGTTCTTCAACTGAACAACCCAAAGTTGTGTTTCTCCGCCTTCCTTCTGTCCGACAAAATGCGCTCGCACTTGATGTTGTTCTTTTGGTAGGGGGCGACCATAGTTTTTGTTGGTGTCGCCGGATTGCCAAGTCTTAACTGCATCAAGAGGAACAATCCACGTTCCTTCGTTAATTTCAATAGCGGCATCGGGAATGTTAGGAATAACCTTCGTTTCCCACTCACCGTTCTTAACTTGCGTCTTTTGGAACTCTCCGTCTTCAAGAACAATCTCAGCAACCAATTCATCCGAAAGGGTTTGTGAGGAATCACCATTATAGCGGGAAAGCATAGTTCTCCGCTTATATTCCATGATGTCTCGTACAGGTTCAATCCCGACGAAAAACCCACTAACCATTTCACCGAAGGTATTATTGTTGGATGAGCGAGCAGATGAAAGACGGCTTCGCACATACTGGCGAGTCATGGACATAGCCATGAGTTGTTGTCGTTCATCGTCCAAATCCAAACCGCTACTTCCGGCTAAATCGTTGTATTTCTGTGTCATTTCTTCAACTTCAATGTTCAGTCTCTTCGCAAGACCATTCAATTCTTTCTCAATTCTTTCTAGCATTTTTTTTCACTTCCTTTTGTTTTTCATAATCTGGGAACAGAACCAAGCAATCAACACCTTGGGTGAGACACTTCGGCTTCTCCATTCCATTTCTCCTACCGTTGCTATGCACATAAACTTTGTGCTGTCATCCAAATCCATATTCATAACAGATTGTAGGAGTTTATTACATATATCCTTCACACTTTGTCCCTTCCTAACTAGGCCACTCAAATACTCCATACCGGACGAGTTTCCTGCCAATAGTCGAGTCAAGGCATTTTCATAATGTTTTGTGGTTGCGTTTATAAATTCGTCTACTTTCGCATCGGAAAAAATACACGCTTGCACTTCGTTAATTGCACGACGAAAATCACCGCTACAATTTTCAACAATTTTTTGCACCAAATTTAGGTGCGATTCTTCAACCTCTACCAAATTATGTAAACCCACTAAGATTGTTGTAAGTCTTTCAACCTGCACCTCTTCGGGTAGGGGTTGAAATAGGTAGTTTGCACACCTTGACTTGAGGGCATCATCTACACCGTAAGAGTCGTTGCATGTAATAACGAAGGTCGTATTTACTGACCTTTCCATAGTACGTTTTAACGCTCGTTGAGCATCTCTAGTCATACCGTCAATTTCATCCAATAGAACAAACTTCATGACTTGGCCGCTGATTGAACTACTCGTTAGAAAGTTGTAAATTGTTTGTCTAACGGTCTCAAGTTTGCGGTCTTGACTGGCATTGATTTCAAGAAAGTTAGTCTTAAAATCGTCACCCAAGAACTCCCTAGCCATTACAATGCTAGCGGTTGTTTTACCCGTCCCCGGAGGGCCATGTAGCAATAGGTTGGGCATTTTATTTCTCTTTACCCAAGTCCTTGCATCTTCTACAAATTTATGTTGTCCTATAATATCATTAATTTTCGTTGGTCTAAATTCTTCTGTCCAATTCATGTCGTTCCCTCATAATCAATCTTTTAGCCGTTAGCACATAACCCGCTACCGATACGGCACTTCGTAGCGAGGAACACACAACCCCTGCGGGGTCAATTACCCTGTATTCGGGGGCATGTAAATACCATTCATCTCGGATTCCATCATAGGCGTATTCTTGAGAAAGATTGTGCATTACATTCTCAAGAGAAGTTTCTTCCCCAACACAGTTTTTATACAAGGTATTGAAAACAGCAAACAACGCATTTCTAAACCCAATACGAATATCTGTTTCAATGCTGGCATTATTGTCAATATCATAATATTTCAATAGAGCCAAACCCGAACCCCATGTGTAGCCTGTTTGTATTGCCGAACGAACAGCGTTTAGTGAATCATCTAGTCTATCCTTTTTGTTGTGGATTTCTTGTTCCGACTCTCCGTGGATTTTGATAAGCCCTGCCATTCCATTTAACTTACCCATTCTAGCCAAGTTCTTTTTCTTATGGAATTCTGTTTCAGCCATTCCTGCGTCTTCAACAATTTGCTCACACCGTTTAGCAACCCTTTTTGGGTTGGTAGGTTCCCCAATAAATAATGTGCTTGAGGAGTTAATGACTAACGATTCACATTCACCCAAATGTTCAAGTTGGGCGTGGCGAATATCCTCGTCTAAGGCAGTAATAAAGTAATGACAATCTAGGAATGTAGCCAAGTCTCCTAACTTAAGCCCAGTCCAAACGGAAATATCTTCTGCCTTAGCAATAGAAGCATCAATTGAACCATTCATGCTATTAACTACAAACTGATTTAGAGCGATAGGGCTAATAGATTTAAGCACTAGTAGTAGTGGACGTTTATTCTCCTTTGCTAATTCCAATACAGGTAGAATCTCTTCAAAATCCTTTACCTCTTGGTCGCTAACTAATACAAGTGGGTTTTCCATTCGCCTCTCTTTCCCATTCACCCGTACTAAGACCTTGTGAATATAGCCAGCCGAGGATTCAAAGCCCTTTACAATTTCTATTTCGTCCTTTCCTGTATGGGAGGGTTCAACAGTAATAACACCATCCATCCCAATAGAACGAATGATTTTAGTAATGTTTTGGGCCATCTCTTCGTCGTTGTTAGCACTAATCAAAGAGATAGCGTAGATATTGTCAAGGGTAATTTCCGATGCATTGAGCGAGATTTCGGACTCTAGAGTCTTCATCAACTTAGTGAACTCGCTTCTAATCAGCGTTGGGTTATATCCCAGTTCAATAAGTTTCATTCCTTCCTTGATTAGAGCATTAGCCAAGACCGAAGCAGAAGTAGTTCCATCGCCGGACCTTTCTTGCGCTCTTTTACAAACCTCAATTAGAAGTTTTGCCCCAACCATTTCTTCTTTTGATAGAGAAATGTTCCGAGCAATTGTGACGCCATCGTTAATAACCAATGGTGGTAAATCATCCGGCCTGTCAATAATAACAGAGTTTCTTGCTGGTCCCAATGTCACCCCGATTACATCGGCTACTGCTTCA